AACTTCCTGCATTTCCTGCATATCGCTGAAATCCTTGTTGACCGCCTGCCGTCATAATGGATAACCGCCCTGTTGCATATGGGGCAGTATATTGTTTTCTTTTCCATTCTGTCCTCATTTCTGAAATGCAAAAAGCACCGCCATTTCTGACGATGCCTTTTGGTTGAAGGAGATTTGTCAATGTATTATTGTATGTCCATTTTGCTGAATTTATCATAACTGAAAATGTATTATGCGTAAATATGAAAAACTATGCAATATTATGCAAAAATGTGCAAACTACTGCACACTTTCAAGATATTCGCTCCCATACAGCCTTTCAAACTCCTGTAAAGCCTGTCCATGAATCATAAATACCTTTCGCAGACTCCAGTTTGTGCTTTTTGCAATTTCTTCAAACGTTTTCTCACCAATGTACCGCAAAGAAAGCACATTGTAAAAATCATTGTCCTCCATAGAGTCTATCTGCCGGATGATACATTTTCTGATATCCAAAAAATCATTGACTAAGATGTCTGTCTCTTCCTCTAAATCAACAATTTTTGCAACTGTACTACCCAGCCTGTCCTTGTCAGAAGAAGTCTGCACCCTGTCACTTTCATTAGATACAGTCACGCTGCAAGCCATTGTCTTTAACTTGTATATTTCAGATAATTTGTTTTGAATCATATTCTCTAATCGTGCCACTTGCTGTAAATATGTTTTTGTTGTCATAACAACCCTCCGCTAAAAAAACCTTGACATTACTTTTACTTCTGCAACTTTATTTTTCTTTGTCACTCGTACCGCAAAGTTTGAGAATACGTCCGGCACATCATCAAGCTGTTTTCCCGCTGATACTGAATATCCCAAAAGCAGAGACATCATAACGCCGTACTGCTCTTTTGGACTGTATAGCGACTGGTCTTTGAAAATAACGTGCTGCAATATCCAGTTTGAACACTGGTATATCCTTGCTTCTTTGTTTGTCTCTGTCGGCGTGTCAGTTATATTGCATATGTGACCTTTTTCTTCAACACGTTTGTTTACTTCCATTGCAACCCTGTCACCTCCTGCATTCCGCTCAAAATCGCATTCCTGCATTTCGTGATGGACTATAAGGTTTGCAGAGTTCTCATACTGCTGTTCGTAGTCTGCCGTGTTGTCGCAAACACAATCAACACAATAATAATCGTCTCCATACTGATACAAGCAAGGCAAAACAAAGTAGTCTGTTCCTTTTCCCTTTGTATCGCATTGTCCAGTTATGAGGTCTGGTTTCTCACTTGGCAAATTAAGATACCGTCTGATTTTATCTTCCGGAAACAATAAACCTTCTCGCTCTATTGGTTCCTGCTTGTAAAGACATTTGTATGAAACATCGTCCATGAGATGAGCCTGATCCATGAAAAATGACACTGTAAAACCGCCAAACTCATAGTCAAAATTGCTCTCTCCTGTCTGTGGATCTATATCCGGCATTGAAATGACCTTAACTCTTGGACTGTTCCCATACATCTTTATCACTCGCCCAATCGTATCTAACGTACTCCACCGCGTTGCATTTAATATTTCCTTGCAAGGCTTACCATCACTATCCATTGTCTTTCTTTGCCTTGCGTCTACGGTATATGCGCCCCATAGTTTTTCAAGATAATTCTTGTTCAATGCCTCTTCCAGTTTTCCAATCATATCGTCAATGAGTAAGAATTTTGATGCCCTTACCTTTCCGGCATTCTCCGAACCGACTGACGCTGTCTGCAACGATGGAAATGGTTTGTACTTTGAGATATTAAATTGCTGCATCTTCGCGTTGGTAGATGTTACTTTTAAATCCGGGAAAATATCACTCCAACAATATTCCTGCTCATCGGTCACCATCTGATATACGCCGTCATAATACATTCTTGTAATATCTCCGCTATGCGAATAAAACAAATTGTAATCATTTGGATACCAGCCTATTACCGCAGAATTGAAGAATTTTAAAAGTGTCGTTTTCCCGGATCCCGGAATCATTGAAACGCAGATTATGTCATATATATCATCAATTGCCCCTTGGTACGCCTCAATAAGCCCAAATTTCGCAAATTGCTTTCTTTTTGGAGCATAGAATCTTTCACGTGGTTCTCTTTTCTTCTCCAAATACAAGAGATAACTGTCCAGCACCTTGTTTTGTGCCTCCAGCTTTAAGATGCTGTAATTTGTGTCAAGTATTCCGTACCACGTCTTGTTAGCAAAGGCGTACTTTTCCAAATCCCACAAAGTACCTCCGGTCTGATTTATCACAAACTGTTCAATCAGATTTTTCGCCCTTGCCGACACTTTCAGCGCATATTCGATATCTCCCTCTGCGAATGCCACCTGTGTCGCTTGACTGTATGCGTTCACAGCCTCTTCCACGATACCGTTTTTTTCTATGTAATTTTCATAATCTTTTATGGTGTTTTTCAGCTCGATTGATGCCATAAAGAAAGCAGACGCCCCTTTCGTAATAAAAAAGAACGCCTGCTTGCGTGTCGCGCATACCTACTTGTATGTGCCGTAGAATTTATAATAATTTCAAAGTTTGATTTACGATTTCACCATCTTTAAAAACTGGTCGATATCTATCGTCTAATATATTTTGAGTCAAAGTACAAGAAACTCTGTTTGGTTCATCTTCAAACACATCATGCCGGAAATGAAAGTCAACCATTGTTCCTGCTTTAACTTTTTCGCCGTTTATGTAAACCTCAGTAACGTTTCCGTCACTCTCTATTCTTACTTTTGGATTTTCCATAAACTACCTCACGTTATCTGCTATTCACTAGCCTTAAAATTATAAATAGGCTTGATGATTTTTTGAATTTCAACTGTGTCTTTTATGTTCTCCACAATTTCATCAATAGGCTTGTACGCCATAGGACTTTCATCAATCGTAGATTGGTTCACAGAGGTTGTGTAAATACCACTCATTGACTTCTCAAATTCTTCAAGCGATATATTCTCTTGTGCTTTTCTTCTGCTCATTATCCGTCCTGCTCCGTGTGGTGCTGAACAGTTCCAATCCTCGTTACCTTTTCCGACTCCAATAATGCAACCATCTCGCATATTCATAGGGATTAAAAGTCTTTCTCCCGATCTTGCCGATATTGCACCTTTGCGAACCATATTAGTGTTATGCTCAATGTAGTTATGAATTGTTTCAAAGTAGGTTACATTCTCCCAATCCATTTTTCTACAAATTGTAGCTGCCATTATTCGCCTGTTCTCAACCGCAAACTCTTGACATATTTTCATATCGTGCAAATAATCTTCTCTATCACTTCCAGTAAGATAGCACAACTCTTTAGGGATTTTAGGAGTTTCAGCTTTAAACCTCTCTCGCAATTCCTTGATAGCTTTTGAAATTTCCTTTTGCTTTCCGTTTGCTTTATATTCTGCTATCAGTTTGCTTTCTTCATCATGTATCTTCTTACTTCCTTGCATATTACTAATAGCAAGGTTTTGATAATATTCGGCTACTTGCTTTCCTAAGTTTCTGCTGCCACTGTGAATTATGAGATACTTGCAGCCGTCCTCGTCAATATCAACCTCTATGAAGTGGTTTCCCCCGCCTAAAGTGCCTAAGCTGTTCTCTAGCCAAGAAATATTTTTCAATTCATTGTAGCATTTCAACTCTTTCAGCTTTGGAAATTCCTGCACGCAAGATGTATTCACATTTCTACCGCTAGGAATGTATGCCCTTATCACCTTGTCAAGCACGTCTAAATCTATATCGATATATCCCAACTCAGTTGTGAGCATTCCGCAGCCTATGTCAACTCCGACAATGTTAGGTATAACCTTTTCGCCTAAATCTGCCGTAAAGCCAATAACGCAACCTGACCCAGCGTGAACGTCAGGCATAATTCTTATTTTGCAATCTTTGAATGCCTGCTGTTCAATCAGCGTGTTTATTTGTTCTAACGCTTGTGGTTCTATGTTTTCTGTAAAAATTTTCAAATCACTCATTGTCTATCCCTCACGCCAACTTTTTCTTCGACACTTCCTTGACAGCAATTCCGTTGGAAGTTTTAACAATCTCTACGTCTTTTCCTTTTGCAATCGCGTTACCGATTTTCTCCGCATTGTCGATTATCAAAAGTTTAATTTCTCGGTTGGTCATTCTTCTCTCCCTTTGCACAGACAATTTTTGGAGCAATAATGATTTGTTCCAAAACAATTTATTTCCGTAAAATGATGTTTGCACCCTGCGCACCAAACACCCGGATTGTATAATTCTTGACGAGTCATTGAGTCTATCTTTTCTTTTAACTGTTCAATTCTTTTTTCAAAAAATTTTTTATCATGTTCATAATGTTCAACATCAATTTCATATGACCTAATCAGTTCTTCCAGTTCCTTTATTTTCTTCCATGGTCTCAAAATCATAATCCGTGTATCTCCTTAAGTTTCGCATATCTGTCCACAAGCGTGTCAATCGCCACCAAAAGCTGATTGATTCTGATACAATCCGACTGGTATCTGTCATTCAGCTTTTCAACCTTTTTCTCCAACTCCTCGCATTTCGCCGCAAGTTCCTCAAATGTGTAGTCCTCGGAGAAATCTTCTTCCGACTGGTGGAAATCTGTCACCGATTCATCAGTCTTGCACAATCCGTTCTTGATTTTCAGTAAATTGTCCTTTACGGCAAGTTCGGAGTTCAGTTCATAAATTGTTTTTTCAAGTAATTTTATCTTATCTTTCAACGCTTCATTATGGCAACGATAACTTTCATTTTCCTCTTTCAGTTCACCGATACGTTTGTCAAGTTTTTTTTATAGTCTCTTCAAAATAATCTTCTTTTTTCATTGTTTCACTCGCATAACCTTTCACCGCACATTGGGCAATACTCAATTTCTATGTAACCGCAAGCCAGATTATATTTATAAAACATAATAGCCGGCTCATCATTCGCATTGACATGAATCTGTGCTCCTGTCGGAGTGCAAATCATACGTCCGTTTCCAGCTGGATTGACTAGAATAATACGACCTGCTCTTGAACCGTCATTTAAATGATACTTGTTGCAAAAATCACACATCTTTATTCTCCCGAATGAAGTATAATCCCTCTAAGCTGTTCCCATTGTTCCATACTTCCGCAAACCACTTTCTGAATGTCGGCGTTGATACGCCCAACTTCTTCGCCGCCTGAGTGACTGACAACTCACATTTTAAAACCGCGTTATATGCGTCTATGAAATCGTCAATTCCTACTCTCTTGCCCTTGTAATAATTTGGATGCCCTTTTCCGTTCGCTTTCATTTGTCATGTCCTCTTCAATTTTCTTGCATATATCATTTATATCAAGAATCCAGTTTGTGAATTTCACAGCAACATACGAAAAAATAATAGTGTTAAATATATCACTTACAATCTTACTGTCTAAGGCATTAACAACACAATTAGCAATATTCATCACTAAAAATATTAGAAAAAATACAATCATATGTTTTGCATAATACTTTTTCATTACTCTCTCCCTGTTATCAGTTCCGAATATGGCAAAGTTTCAATCCATGCACAGAACGTTTTCCACTCGTCAAGTCTGTGGTTCTTCCTGCTGTTATACATGTTCGCCAACACCTCATAATTCAGCATGACGGTTGACTTTTGGTTGTAGCTTGACGGCAAAAGCTGTATTATCTGCCACCAGTATTTTTTGTCTTTGGTTTTTAGATATTCTTCTCGGCACGCATTTAAAGATGGTATAATCCATTCTGTAAGAATATCTTTTGGTGAATACAATTTATATCCATCACTATCCGGTATAGATATCTCATCTACTTTGAATAAATCCGGATTTTCTATCAAATGCTCATAGCTGAAATCATCAGGCGTAAATTCATTCTCGGTTATGCTGTG